GAACTTAATGTTTTCATCTAAACAATTGTGTGTTTTAAAATTTGTTTTAACTTCGTTGAGATTAGCTTCACATTTGTCTTTTTTATTCCAATTTCTTTTTGCTCTATTTCCATCTTTATCACTGGGAGTAGTCATGCCCTCGAACGTGTCGTAACAATAAATTTTTTTGTTTAATCCCACGCTGCCAAAGAATTTTTTTGCTATGATAGGATTTCCTCCCTTATAGACTCCGCACTCTACAAAATCTCCCGGAATATTATTTTGATATACAGAAATTAACGCTCGGTGCAATCCCTCTACTCGTTCTTGGCTTGATGCCAGAGGAACATCGTCCTTATTCAATAATATCATTATTGCTCTTCGTCTGAATGAAGATCATTTAACAGTTGTCTTAACTTGCTGCCTTCCACTGTGGCTCTAATCTTGCCCACTTCTTCTCCTTTGGTAGGATCTAACTCTGCTCGAGCATCGGTAGCAGTGCCATCTCCGGATATTTTACTTTTTTGTTTTAAAGAGTCATACACTGTGGATGTTTGTTTTTTAAATTGATGCTGCTCGATGTCTTCTGGTAAATCTCTAATTCTCAGTGTGTCCAAATCAAACTCTAAATCCACTTTCTGTCCCACACCGCTGGAACTTCTAGTTTTCATAAACTGCACTTGATATCTACCACGCTCTTTCATTGCACGGCTAGTGAATATACCAAACACGTTATCTGCTGTTTGTACTTTGGATAATCCACCTGCTATGTGACTGTGATCAAATTCAATCTCTTCCACAGATGCTCTATTCAATTGTGATGCTGTGGCCATCAACATCTGTGATTCCACAGCTAAATTTCTCAATTCTTCTGACACATATTTGTCTTTGATAAACAGATCAGCTGGTGATACTTTTTTGCTCTTTGGCATCATGAGATCGAGATAATCGATTAATATACAATCTATTTTCTTTTTAGATTTAATTTCTAATTCTTTTAGATAAGTTTTAATATCTAATACTGTGCTGCCTGATGGCAGATATTTAATTTGTAGATTGCCTGATTTCTTAGCGAGCAATTTGATCTTCATTTCAACGTTTTCGATTTCAGGAAATATCTTCCTTGTAGGTATGTTAGTAATCATGGCATCCAATCTCATCGCTACCAACATTTCGCTCAATTCAAAACTGATATAACAACAGTTCAAGCCAGCGCTGGCCCAGTTCACCGCTAGATTTTGTAAGAACAAAGATTTACCTGCGCCTGATCCGCCTGCAAATATGTTCAACTCACCGCGATTGAATCCACCAAACAATTTCTTGTCGATGCTGGGCCAACCTGTGCTGACCTGTCCATTAGAGTTTTTTAATCGCTCTAATCTACCTCGAGGATCTTCGAAGTAATCTGTACCCATATCTCTGGTCAATCCTATGTTGACCGCTGCCTTGATCTTGTCTTCCACAGGAGCATAGTCACCATGCTCTAATAAATCTGCAGATTCTAATATGGCACGCTCGAGTGCTTTGTGTCGGGAAAACGTTTCAAACTCATCTAACAACCAAGAGAAATGAGATGGATCTAAATCTTTTGCTGATTTTAATTTGATATCAAATTTGGCATTCACTTGATCAACCTCTGGCAATACTTTATATTGTTCAGAATATTCTTTGATAAATTTTGCGATAGGTTGTAATTTTCTGTCAAAATTATTGCTGTCAAAAATATTCTGTGACCTAGCAAATGATTCGGCATCTGCCAATAACATTTCTAAATATAATTTTTGTACATCAAAAGTATAATCAGCCATAAATCTTTTTATTTCCTCATACAATTATAACACATTTTCTATTTGAAGCCATTCTAAAAATGTTTTTGGAAATGCCTTTAAATCGAGATCCTTGCGTCTTTTCGTAAATTCACATAAGAATTCTTTGATATTTTTCTTTTCCAACTCATTGGGCTCTTGTTTTATTGATTTTAATATAGGCTCATGAACACTTTTTGGTAATGTTAATAGATCCTGCTCAATAAAATCTTTGCTCTTTTTATCAATAACATGCGGGCTCATCATCCTAGGCTGATAAGCGAACGTCACAACTATTTTATGAGATTTAAAATGGTCATAAAATTTTTTGAACCCAAATATTGTGAGATTTGATAGTGTCGAATGAAATTCAAAATTAATTTTTTCTTTTTTTAATATCTCAATCTTATCGGAAAATTCTGTCCATTTTATCCCATACCTATTAAACTCTAGCAGTTGTTCTATGTTTTCAGAACTAACTTTTACAACGAGATTTTTTATCTTTTTTAATTTTGTGATCATGCTCGAGAATCTAGAATTGCTAAGTCCTAGGCCTGTGTACAATTCTATCTGTGTTGCAGGAGGTAGATTTAATTGTTCTAAAACATCTATAAGAGCATTGTCTAACAATGGTTCTCCTCCGGTAATCACCAATTTTTTTAATTTGGCTGCAGACAGAGCTATCTCTTTTAATAAAATTTGATAGTGCTCTGTGTTTTTTAATTTTGGTTGGCTGATTTTCAACAGGGACTTGTCTTTGATGTTACCTTGATACCTATCATCTTGTGAGTCTGAAAGAGTGTAATTGCCATTGTCAATAACGTCCCTCCTCCACGCATTGCTGTATTCTTTGCAGCAGTATGAACAGGTTAGATTACAATCCGCGCCTATGGTTAGGTCGATTATTTCTGGCGTTGTAACAGTTTCTTGATGTGTCTTTTCTAGCCCATCCTGATACAGCCTTGGACTTTGTGCACCATGGTCTTCTGCCGACCAACAGTTCTGCTCACAACTGGCGTTGCGCTCGTTCCTCAACATCTGTTCTCGTTCGAACACATTTACTTTGGTGTTAAAAAGGTTTCCTGGATTTTCTTTAAGCCAATCAAAATCGATTGAATGTGGAGCGGCTGCATGGCAATTATATGTTGTTTTAGATCCTAAATCTATTTTTAGGAATTTAAATTTCATCGAACAATAATAGTTTCTATTGTCCATATTTCTTTCTCTTTAAGTCTATTTTCAATGCTGAGGATTCTGTAGATTTTAATATTGATTGCAGGGTAAACAATCTACCATATTTAGACACTGAATCAGCGACGTCGGTAACACTCTCGGGCCATTCCGGAAATGCCACGCACCAATTAAACTCCTTGGCCTGGTCTATAAGTTTTTGACCTGCTTGATCTCTGTCTGGCACAACAATGATCTGTCTATTAAGCCCTTGTATCAATTCTCTTTGTGTATCGTTGACATCTGACCCTAGTATAGCGACCCCACTCAAAGATATAGCATCAAACGGTCCTTCCATGACCAACACAAATTTTCTCTGCCAGTCTTGTGCATCCATGTTGAACACATACCCCGGTTGTGTCTCGGTCCAATATTTGACTTCTTTGTTTCCAGTATCAAACAATCTACCAGTATGTCCAATTATTTCACCATGCCAATAGAAAGGTACGATTACCCTGCGATGGAAATCTGCGGTCTGATCCGGAGAATAATAAAAATCATACCAATCGGGCTCTATGCCTCGTTTCTTCAAATAATTTAGTAATTGATCTATTTTTTCATACTGCACAGTTGTGAGATCCTGTGCGAGATATTTTTCTAACCAAATTTCTAACTTGTGAGAGTTTTTAGGTAATGATTTTTTTTGAAAAGTTATAAATTTTTTCTTTTCGTATTTGATATCACCCTCTTCATGACGCATGGCCTCTATGGCCAATTTCTTGATAGTGTCTTCAGCAATGCCCAGCCATCCCATCAGGGTTTTCATCTTGACAGTGAGCTTGCGACCGATCACATAACTGGCCGTGTAACCACAATTGAAACAGTGATAACTTAGAGTGCCATCTGCAGATGTCATCACCCCGCCACGTTTTCTTTTGTCCGGTGATTCTCCATTGTACACACAACATGGTGCATTGAAACTCAACCAACCCGAAGGAGTTTTCTTGCGTCCAGCCGGCAATGATGTCAGGATAGTGGATTGGATCAGGTTCATCCTTATATTTTAACGTCTATATAGGATTTTGTCAATGCGTCCGGTATTACCGGCTGTGTTGCCCCAGCTGAATCTCACATTCTGATAAACACCTGTGAAGTTGTAGTAGGTAACTTGGGTAGAATCAGTAAAGTTGATCGTTGGAGATTGATCTATAGCGGTGATATCAAAATAACTGTTGTCAAAATCCTGATCGGTTTGGACCATCATGTTTCCTTGTATTCTTAAAGATCCTGAAAAAGATTTCGTGTAAACGGCGATGGTGTGTAGTGCCACGTTGTCGTTGATGCCTGGGTTGGCATCTTGGGCAGAACTTGTATAAGTCAAAGGTCCAGTGATGCTGGTAAAAGAATTAATCTCATCGCTATCAATCATGTCGGGATAAGCACCGTCCAACACCTCCACAGTACCCGCAGCATTGTAGCCCGTGTCAGCAAAAGTAACTGTGCGTGTGTTATCTGTTAAATTTATTTCTCTTATGGCATAATTGTAAAATTTTGCATCCAGGGTCAGTAGGTCGCCCTCTGTGATAGTTACGCTGGCAGTGCCCTTGGTGCTCACTGTGGAGCCATCGTCCAGTATGGTCAAATTTCTAGTCAAAACAGACTTTTTGGTCTCAGAATCTATCAGCACAAACTCATAAGTTTTAGCTGTGACATCCTGTGCTTTTTGATCTTCGTTCTTAAACGTAAAAGTAAGCGGATTTGACACCCCCTTGTACAGTTTTATACGTCTATCGTACACTTTAGAATTCCTTCCATGATAACCAGATGTGTATACAATTACCACATTGTTTAGTAAATACCTTGATATAGTTTGCATAGTACATTGCTCGCTGTATTTATTAAATATACTATGAACGAAATTTTTGAAACGTTAAAAAATAAGTTTCCTTTCTTATCCCTTATACGTAAAGGGGATTTAGAGTTTGTTGGAATTATACAAAATCAAGATAGCCAAGTAACCAGCTTCTACGACTATGGGCGTATCATGTTGCCAGCAGATAAAATGAAATTTTTAAAATTTGGTGAAACATGGTGGTGGGAATCTAATAGAAAAATTCCAATTAATATATTCTTAAAGAAAGACTTTGTATATTTTAAGCCAACATTAATAACTTTATCCAGCAAAGACATAAAAATAGTACACGGACCTGTTGTGAGATTAGAGGATATATCTAAAAAAAGAATCAAACGCAGAACCATACAATTGATGCGACGTCCTGTATAATTTTTTTTAAGTGTTATATTGAGATTTATTATTCTAAATAATCAAAATAATATAAAAAAGCAACTATACCACCCAGTGCTCCTAGAGCAAAAAAGAAAGGACCACACACAACGGCTGCCTCTCTTAAACTGCCCAATTGCTTCCATTTACTATTGAATACAAGTAGAGGTCCCACGCTCAATGATAGGAATAGGTACATGAACACTATCCATTCTGGCAGTGTTTTTAGATATTTTTGGATGGTTTTCATCCATCTATTTATTTTTCCTTATGAGATTCATCTGCACCACGATGGCCTGGGCGTATGCTACGGCATGAGATTTTTTAAAATAATAACTTTCGTCGGAAGGTTTCAGCCAGACTTCTTTTAATATTTCAGTCCAGTACTTGTGCATCAGGTGACGCTTGGCAGGTCTAATGATTGCCAACACCGACGCTAGTTGTTCAATATTTTTTGGTTCCAATTTAGATACTATATCGAAATGCCCATTGATATGGAATAGTTGATCCACGATTGTTTTATCTTTCAACATGTTCCAATCTGGTTCTTCCAACATCAATTCCACTAGTTCTTGTTCTGTTTTAACACTCTCATAGAGATTGACGTTCAATAAATCTATTTTAAAATATCCACGCTCTTCTGCCCTTTTGAAATCAAAACTGCAAGAACCCAACATCGGATCCACAGGCACTTCTTGAAAGTACACTCCTGTTTTGTGTTTTTCTATTTCTTCGTCTTTGATGATAGATGCCGGCACATGTTTAAACAACTTCAGTGCTTGTTCTCTATTTGCAAAATCTATATCTACGTCTGGCATCAGTTATATCTCCTTCTGTTGGTTTCGGATCTTATCAATCCACCTTTTTCTTTGTCAATAAACTCTAATATATCCAACGTCAATTTGTAACCCTTGCTCTCTTGTGCGGGATTGTTCACCTCTGGCATTATTACCTGTCCAATCGAACCATCCTCTTTGATCACAATAACAGAATCCCCCACAGCCACATCTATGCCTTCCTCCACCACAATCTTGTTACTCAATTTTGGCCTCCTTGGCTGTCTCTTGCACAAAGATTGCATCCGCGGGTGATGATTTAAATTTATTAGACCAATACTCGGGGTTGATAAATCTCTGCACCATTTGTAATTGCTCGTCCGTGAAAGATTTTAACATTTTTTTCCCAGCACCACAACCAAGCACCAACCACGGAGATAATTTGCCAGTTTGTATGTGCTGAACTGCTCTCGGAGTATTAACCAAACGGAAATAATCTGCCCATTGCACATTTTGTTCTTCCGCCCAATCCATCATGGTTTGAATTGATCTTGTGAGTGCCGCTTCAACTGGTTCCGCTTTCAACATGTCTATGAGATATGCTTCATATAGATCATCTCTTGCCCAGTGATCTAACTTTATTCTTGATTTGATTATGTAATCGATATACTTTTCAGGATACAAGGGATTTACATGCATGATGTATCTGCCAAATTTTACAAAGGCATTGTAATAAGCGCTCTTACAGAAATCTTCATAGGTTTTTGGTTTTCCGTTGTTCTGATGTATCTGATAAAATCTTTGAAATACTAGGAACGCATTCTGCACCCATTTCTCATGTTTTTGCAGATGTCGGCGCTTGGGCTCACACACATGAACCTGTAGGGTTCTTTCTTTCGTGAAACTCTTGCCGCAAAATGTGCAGGTGTTAAGATTGTTTTCCATGATCTTCTAGCAGTTGTTCTAGCTCGCTGTCGGTTATGATCTTATCCAATGTCTCAAGGTCTGACATTTTGGTGTTAGGATAGATATCCATCAAAGTCTGTAAAGATTTATTAACATTCTTCTTCATGGGTTTTACCCATGGATGGAATTGTTGTTTCAATCCCCCACACATGGCAGTCAGAAGCCAACATAATTTTTTATGTTTCCCGCTCAATTCAAAAAGATTTTTATTGACACACTCGTTGATCATTTCCACGTAATGTTCTTGATAGAATCTATCCCCAGACACGGCAGAAGCATAACGCATGGTCATGTAAGGACTGTACAGTGATCTCTCATGTTCATCGATGCGATCATAGTAATCCTTGTTGCGAAAGTCTATAGCTTTCATGCTGTTTCTTAATTCAAAAAACTTTTTCTTCTCAGTCATCGTCTCTCCATGTTAGTGCAAATATTGATGCATGTTTAGGATTTTTAAAAGTTATCTCAATGTTCTTGCCTCGCAACTGATAGCCCTGTATGCTCAATCTTTTCTTCTTAGCATGATCCATGATCCAGTCTATGTAATGGCGGTTCATCAGCACCGGTATCTCCCTGTCCTGGTTGTCCGGGACCATGATGACCGGAGCTTCCATGCGAACCACGTTATCTTTTCTTATTACCATACCGATCCGTATTCTAAAAATTCTGACTGTCTAGATATGTCCTTAACAAAGTAAGCACAGGGTGGGTTATCTGCATCTGTTAAAGGAACTGCAAGTATCTGTCCTGATTTGATCTTGGGGAAATACCATTTAACTTCTTGATAAATGTCCACAATATCAATTTCTGCAAATTCTGGTCTCGATCCAGTTATTGGATTGTATATGAATGCGGAAAATCCTCGATCATTCAAACTAGTTATTGGCAAGACATGTAATTCCCCCTGTTCTGGATCTCCTATGATCATCTTCCAATCCAAAGGCATTTGTACTTTATGTTTTCCTATTTGTAGCACTGCCGCCGGAGCATTGAATGATTCTAAGAATATCAAAGGTATGAAGAAGTAATCTGGATCAGCAGGGTTGGAATTATCGAGAACCGCAAATCTCAGTTTGTCATCCACATACTCGGGTATTTTTTCCAATACGTATGTTTTATTTTCTAGTGTAAGGATTTTCATAATCTATCTTTTCTATATTATACGGATAATTGGCCTCTTTGTAAAACTTTTTCCTTTGACCGAGGTGTCTTTTTGCAAATTTACAACTGGAAGTTATATCCCATATGTTGACGTGATCCTTATCTTCCGCTTTTCTTATTCCCCTACCGATGCTCTGTATCACACGCACAAAACTTTTACCGGGTTCGATCAATACCAAATTAAAGATTCTGGGTATGTTTATTCCCACAGCGGCCACACCATAGGTGGCAATGATAACCTTGTGTTGTGCTATAGAAACTTCATCATAGTGTTCTTTTCTTTCTATATTTTTTGTAGATCCAGATATAAACACACTGTCGGGTATTTTCTTTTCTAATAATTCTCCAGCTGATATTCTATCTACTAGAATCATTGTGTTGCCAGATGTAGCAATATTTTCTATAGTCTTAGCCACCCAATTCATGCGAGTCTCGTCTGTGGTCAACCATTTTAATTCTTCTTGATAATTTTTAAATTCTGGATGATCTTGTGTCTGTAAAATATTTACATGACAGTTGGCCAACACTCCTTTATCTTGTAATTCTTTTGCCGCTATCTTATTGGTCACGTCGCCTATGCTGCATCGCAGTCCATAAAACTCATAATCAGCTTTGGGAACTGTACCTGTGAGTCCCCAACGTATGCCGCATTTGGCAAATGGTCCAGTCAGCATTCTTTTCAACACATCTGCTTTGGCCATGTGCACCTCATCCACAATAACGGTATTGATATTTTCAATGGCTTCTAAGAATGCTGTGGTCTCGTCATCTCTGCTTTTCTTTTCTAATATGTTCAATGATTGCCAAGTTGCAATTGTATTTTGTCTCCCCAATTCTTTTCTGTCACCATAGTACACTCCTACATCTAGATTACATGCCAGGAAATCATCCTCAGTTTGTGTGACCAAACTCTTGTTAGGCACAATAGTTAGAGTACGTCCATAATTTTCGACCAGTCGACACAATGCTGCTGTTATGATTGTCTTGCCTGCTCCTGTGGCAATCTCTTGGATACATTGGGGATTCTCTAGGAACTTGTTTATGGTTTCCACTTGATAGTCTCTCAACACTATGGATTGTCCAGCACAGGGATGATTCTTTGGCCACTTGATGTCAGCCAGATAATTTTGATCTATTAATTTAAATTCGAAATTGTGAGGAGTCCTTTGATCTTCTAATTCCACATACACACCAGCATCTTCCAGTATGGGTAATATCTCACCGACCAATGCTAGATAGGTGTTGCCACCCAGTCCAAAGAAACTGACCTTGCCATCCCATCTGCCCAGTTTAACCGCTGGAAGATGTCGAGCATAGGGGATTTCAAATTTAAATTTATTGCTGAGGTGCTTCCTGTGTTCCAGAGAAAGATTTTCAAATTTTACGTTTACCTCGTCTCGAATTACTAGTTTGCATGAACTCATACGGATTGTATCTTGTCAGAAGGTTTCTGACTCATATAATACAATCTTTTTGGCAAACTTTCAACCAGCTTGTCAAGAGTGTTAGTGCTCATGGCCCACATCGGAGTATCCTGCAACATGAATGCTATTTTGGGTTTGATCCCAGATCTCAGCAGTGTTCTTGGTATTTTGTTTCTCACGAATATGATTTTTGTTTGGGGAGAAATTTTACGATTGCTAACGCTCAATGCATGCAGAATTTTCCATTGGTTATATATTCGCTCGCGCTCCTCGATGGGGGTGTCCTCACCATAGACAAAGTTGGGAGATGCAAACTGCTCCACTTCGGGATTAGGATCTATAGACAATGGCGGGTTGAATTCAAAACCAAAAGAGATGTTATCTTTGGTTATGCCTGTTTTCTCAAATTCTCCCAGCCATTCATAAACTGATGTGATCTCATCTTTGATTCCCAGATCCCCACTGAATGGGCAGATTGCAGGCAAGTCACCTAGTTCTATGATGGCTTGTAGTAAAGTTTTCCTGTCGTGTATTTTTCTGTCTATAAATAAATCAGTTTTAGATGCATAGGCTATCTTTTCAGCCAGTGTTGATGCAGGCGCAGAATTATTTCTCACAGATGAAATACAGATTTGTTTCAATTGATCCCTCTGTTGAAGATATGAAAGAGATTGACAATTTTTTTGCCAATATTCTGCAAGTGAGTCGGAAGCATTGATCAATCTTATTGAATCGCTATCTATATCAGCAATGACAGGCAGATATTTCCTCTTCTCCTGTTTTACCTCTTCGTAGTCATTTAAAATGTTCGTGTTTAGTATCTTGAAATCATATCTCACCGCTATCAGCGTTACATAGTAGGCCACCGTATCGGTATAGTTCATGGTCCATTTCTTTGTCTCTCCATCATACAGCATTGGAACTAACTCCTGTGTTTTCTTTTTAAGACATCTTATCAACGCAATAAATTTTTCATTATATGGAAATCTCATTTCTAGAACTTCTCTACCATCTTCCGCGGAAAAGATATCTATGCTCTTTTCAAAACTTATGACTCTAAAGGGTTGATCATAGCGGGGATTGTTTATCAGTTCGTCCACATCAAAATCAAATTTTTCCAACAGGGTCTTGTATCTCTTCAAAAACATCATGGCCAGCTTGCCCTGCTTCTCTGTCCAGGCATAGGGAGCGTCCGCCAGGCTCTGTATGGTCTTGAAATCCTTGTCATGCACTCCGGAATTTTGCCAAGATCCACCGCTATTATAGGCCAATATTCTCATAGCGGCCTCCATGGATTCCAGCCTCCGATGTGGTATGTTTGTGTTTGTCATTTTTTGGATAATTACAGTATAGCACATTAGTCAAAAAAGTCAATTATGTTGGCACTTTTATGAGAAGGAAAAAAGCACTTAAATTAAGGCATAAGATAGTTAAAGAAACCCTGAATCATAAGGGACCTTATCTAACCAATAGACGTGCCATAGATCTCTGGTTCCGCTATATCAACCGAGCAGTGTTTAACAATGAGTTGCCCAATTTTGACAAGATCATAATCAAGAAGTGGCTGAAGCGTGCCATGGGGCAGGTGTGCGCCTATCCAGACAAGGATCCAAAACGTTTTGAATTAGAAATGTTGCGTAAGTACAACTCCAAAAAAGATTTTATAGAGACGCTGGCACACGAGATGATACATCTATACCAGTTTGCATTGAAGAAGGACACAGGCAATCACAACAGCATTTTCTACAGCTTCCGTCCAAGATTTAAATTTATCGGCCTAGGACTTTCTCTGTAAATTCTGCGTAGGTCATTAACTTAGTATTCTTCAAGTCGATACCTGTTTGTAAATGATGTAATGGTTCCGGCGGAGTGTCGTGCACCACAATAAATTGACAATATGGTCTCTGTTTGATACAAATTCTAAATTGAGTTAACCATCCTTCGTGTGTGACATCATTGTCTCGCGGACCATAGTGTTTAGTGTCTTGATAGATATTGTTCAACTGCCCCTTGCCATATTCTTTGAAATCAAACCCGATTAGATAGATATTTTTATGACCGTGTACACACGCAGTCCAAAAAGCGGCAGAACCAGACACCCAATGAGGATTGTTTGGTATTAAATTTAGTCTTTTTTTACTTCTGGTGTATTCCAGAGCCGGAGCATAGCACACACATTTTTCATAAACTTTCTCATCCACTATGGTCTGGGAGATGAATCGATCCACCATGAATAGATAGTCGGGAATAAAATCTCTATACAGAGCGTTACATCCATATATTTGCCCAGAATCTTTTAAAAGATTTAGATCGAATCCTTTTCTAGAAGGGCCATTGCCGATGATATAGGCATTGCCTCGAGGCTGTGGTTTGACAGCATCTTCTACATATTCTGTTTCTTGTGTTTTCTTACCTCCTTTAACTAGGATCTTGGTTATTATGGTTTCTCCTTTGTAAGGAGTCCACTCGATAGGAGTCACGGTGGTTAAATCTTTATGTCTTATGGTTGGTTGCACAGTCATCTATTTTATATATTTTTCTATAAGCCTTTCCCTTATTCTGGCCCATGGCAGTCCTTCTCGGATCTCCTGGGTGGTCCATTCGGTATAGGAAAGTTTATTTGTCCACGTTTGTCGATTAGGCATGGCGGGTTTTTCTATGTCTGAAAGCACAACATTGCCCACGTCATAACATAGGCTGGATTCACTCACAAACACCGGTATGCCATTAATCACGGATTCTATCGCAGGATTACTAGAGTGGTTCACAACAGCCCAGGTCGATTTCAGTGCTTTTTTAAAATCGGTGTCATCATACGTGTTCCAATCTCTTTGTGGTTTTTTAATTTTTACATTTGGATATTTTTTTTCGTCGAACTCAAAATTATTTCTGGGGTGTGGTCTTATCAGTATTGGTTTTTGACTGTATTTTCTAATCTCTTTTATCTGTTGTTCTATCCAGTTGGGCATGCGAGGATTTTTTTTCCATTGCTGGCTGGTGTCGTGTTGTCCGCATATGACTATCACATTTCCTGTCTGCTTCCATGGTTTCATCTCAATATTGAATAATGGCCACCTCTTGTTGTCAAATATTTGATTGGCAAAATCAGCATCTCTATTGATACCATTGATCCCCATCTTCCAAGTTATGTTTCTTTTGAGACCTCCCACTTCCATTACCACAACAGATTTATTTTTTGCTTGAAATTTTTCCCATATTTGTCTGTTGTTGGCCATTCTCCCCAACCATAACACGGACCAGATCACAGCAACGTCACAATCTCGATCTTCGTTGATGTATATT